GGAAGAAGAAGGAGTAAGAGACTCCGCCAAGGCTCAGGTAGAATTCATAGTTGATACTCTTTCCACACAGTATAGGAAAGGGGTTACTCAGGTAGGTAGAGGTAATATTAACAAGGTTATGACCGCTTCGCGGATAAGTCCCGAAGCAGGCGCTGAAGCCTTCTGTACCTTCATCCTACGTCCCGGTAAGCCACATCTGAATAGAAGGATAGTAGCAGCCACTCAGATAAGTAAAATGTTTAATGGCTGAATTAAGTGTTAAGCTACTAAAGTGGCAACAGAAGGTCTACTCCAGCAAGGCCCGCTTCAAGGTCATCGCTGCCGGACGCAGAACTGGTAAGACAAGGTTAGCAGCTTGGATGCTGTTGTTATATGCCTTGACACCAGGGCCGGGTAATGTGTTCTACATCGCGCCTACACAGGGACAGGCCCGCGACATTCTTTGGCAGACACTGCTGGAGATAGGCCACCCAGTAATTGCCAATACCCATATCAATAACCTTCAGATAACTCTTATCAATGGTAAGACTATATCGCTGAAGGGAGCTGACAGGCCCGAAACGATGCGTGGCGTGTCGCTAAAGTTCCTTGTAATGGATGAGTACGCAGACATGCGTCCATCTGTCTGGGAACAGATACTTAGACCCGCCTTGGCAGACTGTAAGGGTGAAGCCATGTTCATAGGGACTCCTATGGGCCGCAACCACTTTTACGATCTGTACAAGTACGCAGAGCTTTCAGGGGATGTGGACTATGAGGCATGGCACTTCACTAGCTATGACAATGAGACCCTAGACCCTGCTGAGATAGATGCTGCTAAAAAGTCCATGAGTTCCTACGCATTTCGGCAGGAATTCATGGCATCCTTTGAAGCTATGGGTTCTGAGGTATTTAAGGAAGAGTGGATTGCTTACGGGGACACACCTGCTGACGGTGAATACTTTATAGCAGTAGACTTAGCGGGCTTCGAGGAACTAGGTAAACCCAAGTCTAAGAATGCCAAGCTAGACCAATCCTCTATAGCGGTTGTTAAGGTTACGGATGCAGGACGTTGGCACGTTAAGGAGATCATCTACGGTAGGTGGACTTTTGACGAGACTATTACAAGAGTGTTTAATGCCATAAAGGAATACAAGCCCCTAGCGTCTGGGATGGAGCAGGGTATCCTCCGCCAGGCGGTGTTATCGCCCCTTACAGACCTTATGCGCAGACAGGGGTTCTTCTTTAACCTACAAGAACTTACTCACGGTAACAGAAGAAAAACAGATAGAATTATAGCGTCACTACAGGGTAGGTTTGAGAATGGGTTTGTTACCCTTGAAAAAGGAGAATGGAATATGCAATTCCTTGACCAACTCTTTCAGTTCCCCAACCCTTTAGTGCATGACGACTTAATCGACTCCTTGGCCTACATAGACCAACTTGCTTTGATCCCTTATGGATTGACAGACTTCGAAGATACTAAATACGAACCTTTAGATTCAATGACGGGATACTGAGAATGCTGGTAAACGACTACGAAGGTTCATCCCCAGAGCCTCTCCTGACGGAGACACTGGAAGGCTGGGTAGAGACTAAGCTGGAAAGCTGGCGTAACAGCTATAACAGTAACTACAGGCAGAAGCACGAAGAATACAATAGACTCTGGCGCGGCATTTGGGCTGCTGAAGATAAGACAAGAGAGTCTGAACGATCCAAGATGATCTCCCCGGCCCTTCAACAGGCGGTGGAGTCTTCTGTGGCTGAAGTAGAGGAGGCCACTTTTGGTAGGGGTCAGTGGTTTGACATCCAGGACGATAAAGCTGATCCGGACAACACTGACATCGCTACCTTAAGGGGTCTGCTTACCCAAGACTTTAAGAAGCAAAAGATACGCCAAGCGGTAGCGGAGTGCCTTATCATCGCTGCCGTATACGGTACGGGCATTGCGGAAGTATGCCTTGAAGAAGTAAAAGAGATGGCTCCTGCCACACAGCCTATCATGGATGGGCAGCTACAGGCCGTAGGAGTCTCTGTAGTCAATCGTACGGTCGTTAAGCTGAGGCCTGTACTACCCCATAACTTTTTGATTGATCCCGTTGCTACGTCAATAGAGAGCGCCCTAGGGTGTGCTGTAGACGAGTACGTCCCCATGCACTATGTAGAACTGAAACAAGAGCAGGGTATATACAGAAAAGTAAGGATTCCTGAGTCTAGCAGCCTTAACGACATTGAGTCTGACAAAGAACTGGTTAGCGTCCCGGATAACAAGGTACGCCTGAGCCGTTACTACGGCCTAGTTCCCCGCAGCTTGCTCGCCAAGGCCCAGCAGACTGAGGATGATGAAGAAGTAGTAGACCTAACAGAAGACGCTGCGGAAGACACAGACGAAAGCACCTATGTAGAGGCCGTTGTTGTCATTATGGATGGCTGCATTCTGCTCAAAGCGGAAGAGAATCCGTACATGATGCAGGATAGGCCCATGATTGCGTTCCCTTGGGACGTTATTCCCCGTAGTTTCTGGGGCAGAGGCGTATGTGAGAAGGGCTACAACAGCCAGAAAGGGCTAGACGCAGAGCTACGCGCCCGTATGGACGCCTTAGCACTGACGACACACCCTATGATGGCTATAGACTCCACCAAGATACCACGTGGGATGAAGCCTGAGATACGTCCCGGCAAGGTATTGTTGACTGTAGGCGATCCTAGCAACGCCCTGATGCCTTTTAACTTCGGTCAGGTAGGCCAGATCACCTTTGCACAGGCTGCTGAGTTCCAGAAGATGGTGCAGACCGCTACAGGGGCTGTGGACAGCGCAGGTATTCCCGGCAGTATTAACGGAGAATCTACCGCAGCGGGCATCTCCATGTCTCTTGGGGCTATTATCAAGCGCCACAAGCGCACCCTTATCAATTTCCAAGAGAGTTTTATCATTCCTTTTGTTGATAAAGCAGCTTGGCGGTACATGCAGTACGATCCTGAGCATTACCCAGTCGGGGACTACAACTTTGTAGCTACGTCTACCCTTGGGCTCATTGCCCGAGAGTACGAAGTAACCCAGATGGTGCAGTTGATGCAGACTATGGGTAACGACAACGCTGCATACCCCTTAATGTTGAATGCTGTTATTGACAATATGAACGTGTCCAACCGTGAAGAACTCCAAGCGGCTATTAAGCAGAGTTCACAGCCTAACCCAGAGGCTCAGGCGGCACAGCAGGCTATGGAGCAGGCCATGCACCAAGCCCAGATGGACTTCCAGGCTGCTCAGACTGAGTTCCTGAAGGCCCAATCTGCTGAAGCTATGTCTAGGGCGCAGAAGTACGCTACAGAGACCCAGTTGGCTCCACAAGAGCTTGAACTTAAGAAGATAGAAGCTGCTACAAACAATCTACAGCCTGGTAACGCTGATGATGCAGAGTTCAAGAAGCGTATTGAGTTAGCTAACGTAATGCTCAAAGAACGAGAAGTAGGCGTTAAGGAGAAAGAACAGCACTTTTCCCAGGCTCGTGAAGACCAAAAGAAAATAGATACCGATTTTGCAAGTACGCTTTCTGCTGATCTAGGGGTGTAGCATGGGCGAATCTAACGTACTGGATAGCTGGGTATCTACAGAGGATGCTAACAAGAAGCTGTTGAAGATCATAACTAAGAAAAAAGAAGAAGGCCAAGAAGACTACAGCGGCCCGCTGAAGAGTGCCATAGCTGCTGTAGCTACAGCCGTTAAAAGAAATAACCATGAGTCTGCTACCCGCCTATTAAAAGTAGAGAATGCTATTGCTTTAGTTCCCAAGCAGGGCTACGATGGCAAGGCAGGTAAAGACGGTAAAGACGGCAAGGATGGCAAAGACGGTAAGATAGGTAGGGATGGCAAGGACGGCAAGGACGGGGAAGACGGGAACGAGGGAGTATCCGTAGTTGATGCTAAGGTAGACTTTGACAACTCTCTCGTCCTAACACTCTCTAACGGTAACGAGATAGACGCTGGGCAGATTAACGTATCAGGCAATGGCGCTTCAGGCCTCATTATACAGACATCTACATCGACAGGTACCGGCACAGGCTCTGGGGACGTTACCGGGCCTGTCAGCTCAACTGACAACAGCGTAGCAGTCTTTGACGGAGTCACAGGAAAGATTCTTAAAGATGGGGGCACTCTAGGGTCTGCTGCCTTTTCAGCAACTAGCGCTTTTGACCTGGCAGGGGCTGCTGCTGCTGTTACGCCGACAACGCTCGGGCTAGTAATCGGAACTAATGTACAGGCTTATGACGCTGACCTATCTACATGGGCCGGGGTCACGCCCGGAACAGGCGTAACGGCAGCACTTGCTGTAGCCGTTGGAGTTGCCGGTTCAGTCGTAACCCTTAACGGCGCAGGTGGAACCCCAACTTCTATAGTCCTTACAAATGCTACAGGACTTCCCGCTGCTGGTGTTTCTGGGACTGCTCTGGTAGCAGCAGCTATTGGAACTACAGTCCAGGCTTATAATGCAAATATAGCTACCACGACTGCAACACAGACATTTACTGGTGGACAAATCGGCGCAGTCACCGCACTGACCTCGACTTCAAACTCAGTTGCCATCAACCTTGCGACAAACAACAATTTCTCTTATGCCACAGTCGAGGCTAGTACTCTAGCGGCACCGTCTAATCCAGTAGCTGGACAGTCAGGGGCGATTGTCATTACGCAGGGTGCTACCGCCCGTACACTGGCGTACAACTCGTTTTACAAATTTGCTGGTGGAACAATACCCACGCTGACAGCAACAGTAGGTGCGGTAGACACGTTTATCTACTATGTTGAGTCAGCCTCCCGTGCCACTTGCCAACTGATCAAGGATGTCAAATGATAGTTGGCGGAATTGTTATGTTGCTTAATGGCGCGGTAGCAGCAGTCCCTGTTGACATTGCTGTAGCCCATAGCATCACGCCTTTTATTACTACCTACCCTTGGAGTAGTGCGGGGTTTGGAACTAAGTACGCTAATCCCGGTACAAATCCGGGAAGTTTAAGTGCAGGTTGCACATTTTCCCCATCGGGTAATGCGCTTGCCGTATGTTCAAACTCATCACCTTACATATCAGCTTACGCTTGGAGTGCGTCAGGGTTTGGGGCTAAGTTTGCTAACCCTGCTACGCTTCCTACAAGCAGCGGACGAGCTGTAGTGTTTTTACCAACTAATACTGAAGTTGCTGTAGCCCATATCGGTTCACCTTACATTAGTGTTTACCCGTGGAGTGGCGCAGGTTTTGGCACTAAGTTTTCAAATCCCGGTACACTTCCTACCGGTAATGGGAATGGGGTAGCGTTTTCACCTGCGGGTACTGAAATTGCAGTATCACATGTCTCAAGCCCATTTATCACAACGTACCCTTGGAGTGGTAGTGGTTTTGGAACCAAATTTGCAAATCCCGGTACACTTCCTACGGGCAATGGTCAGAGCGTGGCGTTTTCACCCGCAGGTACTGAGATTGCTGTAACGCATAACACATTACCGTGTGTATCGGCGTACCCGTGGAGTGCTTCTGGTTTTGGAACCAAGTTTGCCAATCCAGCATCACCTATGGCTACTAGGTCATTTGGGGTAGCGTTTTCACCAGCAGGTACTGAAATTGCTATAGGTGGTGGCGTTTCACCGTGGATTTTTGCATACCCGTGGAGTGCTTCAGGCTTTGGAACCAAGTTCGCTAACCCGGCTACAACCCCTTCAAACAACGGAACTGGTGTAGCGTTTTCGCCAGCGGGCACTGAAATTGCTGTATCCGCACAAGCAACGCCATTCGTCCTAGCTTATCCGTGGAGTGCTTCTGGTTTTGGAACTAAGTTTGCTAACCCTGCTACACTCCCTGCTAGTGATGGTCAAGGCGTAGCGTTCAGTTAAATTAAACAAGGAATATAAACTATGCAATACACACAACTACAACAATCTTACTGCGATGACGTACTTGCTGAGGCTATCTACTCCCGGGAAGTGGAGTATTTTCACTACAGTTTTGATGCTGGTAATTTCGCACGACTGTTGAATGCTATGCCTGCTGGAGCCTATCGCAGTGATATCGAAGCGCGGCTTGCAAGCACGATTGAGCAAATGGGTAACGTGGAGTTGATTTACAATGCACTGCTGGAACAAGTTACTGATGCTGACGCTCATGCTGCTGCTGTCCTACGCACGACAGCAAAAAGGAACAATGCTGTACCAAATTAAATCAACATTATAGCATCGACATGAGGAATTAACGTGTACACAAAAGCTCTTTTTGTAAGCATATTGGCCCTGCTGACGTCCTGCAAAGGCTTTGACCCAGAGTCATTGGGTGTAGACGCGCAGGACAACGCTTTTCAGTGTATTACCTTACACCTGGATGGCCCTATGACAGAATCTACAGGGGATACGCAGCGGTTTGAAATGCCCGCCAGTGTTGACCTGAAAGGCCTATCGCCAGAGAGCATGACAGCTATCTCTGATATGGCTGAACGGATGGGTTGCTAATAATTAACTTGAGTAATACTAATGAGCTTAACTAACAAACGGGAATGGGCACTAACAGCAGCAATTTAATAATAAGCGCCAGAGAGCGATAAGGAGCAATATGTTAACATCTACTGAACTTAACAACATTCTGAAGCAGGTAAACACAGCCTTTGTAGAACTAGGTAAAAGGGTTGAGAAGGCAGAGGCCAGGATAGTGGCACTAGAGGCCGGTAAGACTGCTAAAGCGCCTACGGAAACCACTAAGAAATAACTAGGGACACACCATGACTACCATTGCGTATGACGGTAAAGGGGTAGTCGCTTATGACTCTCGCGTTACGCGGGGAAGTTATATAGAGGATGATGAAGCGGATAAGCATGTAGAAGTAGATGGATGGCACTTCTTCTTCTGCGGTAGCTCTACAGACCTTGAGCTGTTGATGAAGTGCTTTCTAGGCGTCTTAGTTCCACCAGAGCGCATCTCAGCCTCTGCCGGGGCTTTGGTCACAGATGGCGTAGAGATATGGTCATGCGCCTTTATAGAAGATGGAGGCTTTGAGAAGGTACTAGAAAGTAAGCATAAGAAACTCGCTATGGGTTCCGGGTCACACCACGCGATAACGGCAATGGACTTAGGCTGTTCAGCCGTAGACGCTGTTAAAGCAGCAGCTAAACGGGACGCGAACACAGGCGGTAAAATAAGAAAAATGCAGGTATTCAAAGGCATATATGGATAAAGAATTAGAGAAATACTTTTCTGCCTACTTTGATATGTTTAGGACAGAAGGGTGGAAGCAGTTGATGGTGGAGTTGAAGGAGGATAGGAACTCTGTAGATTCCATAGCTAGTACGGTAGACGCTCAAGACCTTTACACCCGTAAGGGGCAACTTGGGGTACTATCAAGTCTTCTTAACATGGAGGACAGGATCGAGGCTACCCATAAGCAGGCCGGTGAACTTCACAATGAGGCCAGTGACTAATGAGGCTAATCTTCGACTTTAAATGCCCTTCGGGGCACACCACAGAGTCTCTTGTAGACACTGGGGTCTTTGAAGCTCCCTGTAAGACATGTACAGAGACTGCCGCAAGGCAAATATCGGCTCCCAAAGCCATGTTAGATGGTACTTCCGGCCACTTCCCAGGTGCTGCCGACAAGTGGGCCAGACAGCATGAGAAGGGGGCTAAAGCAGCAAGGGACAATTCCTTTTAGGAATCCCTTTTTAATCATCTCCATAATGGCAGAAGCCACGGGGTTTAATAATGGCAGTTATAGTAGAAGAGCGTCCAGAAGTTACAGAAGACACCTCTGATTTACCCAGCAGTGCAGCTCCTCAGGAACCTGAACAAGAGCAAGCAAGTAGTGTCCCAGAAGTTCCCGAAAAGTACAAAGGTAAGCAGTTAACTGACTTAGTACAGATGCACCAAGAGGCTGAGAAGCTGATGGGGCGACAGGGTTCTGAAATAGGGGAACTACGCAGGGTAGTAGATGACTTCATAACCAAACAGACACAACTCGGCAGTAAAGCACCTGAGCCAGTTCAGGAGATAGACTTCTTTGTAGACCCCCAGAAGGCTGTCCTTCAGCAGATTGAGAACCATCCCGCAATTAAAGAGGCGAGAGAAGCTGCTCAAGTAAACCGAAAGACAACCGCGCTGAACACTTTGAAAGCCAAGCATCCCGATGCTGAAACGGTCGTAACGGATCAGGCCTTTGGAGAATGGGTGCAACAGTCGCCAATCCGTTTAGAGTTACTGCGTAGGGCTGACCAACAGTTTGATGTAAGCGCAGCCGATGAACTCTTTAGTTCTTACAAAGAGCGAAAGAGTCTGCTGAGTAAAACTGTACAGCAGGATCAGAACTCAAGGAAAGCGTCTGTACGGCAGGGTTCTACGAGTCCCGGAGACATTAGCTCTGAGGCTCCTTCTAAGAAAGTCTATCGGAGAGCTGACATTATTAAGCTAATGGCAGAAGACCCCGAACGGTACACCGCATTAGGAGATGAAATCCTGAAGGCGTACTCTGAGGGTCGTGTACGTTAACAATCCCTTTAAACTTTTAGGATACTTTTATGGCAACTTCAACATACCCCACAATGACCGGTGCAACCGGCCTCACCGAAGCTAACAGCTTTATTCCCGAAATCTGGTCTGACGAGATCGTTGCCGCTTACAAGAAGAACCTTGTATTGGCAAACCTTGTCAAAAAGATGAGCATGAAGGGTAAGAAAGGTGACGTTATCCACGTCCCTGCACCTACCCGTGGTTCTGCAAACGCCAAAGCAGAGAACACTGCCGTAACGATTCAGGGCAACACCGAAAGCACCGTAGACATCACGATCAACAAGCACTTTGAATACTCACGATTGATCGAGGATATCGCGGCAACACAGGCACTGAACAGCCTGCGCCAGTTCTACACTGGTGACGCTGGTTACGCCTTGGCTAAACAGGTTGATACCGACCTCTTTACCTTGGGCCAACGACTGGGTGACGCTACACAGGCCGGTGCTGACTGGATTCACTCCAACAGCTACTACGTTGACGTTTCTACCGGCCTTACCCTGTACGCAGACAGCCAGGTAGTTACTGGTGACGTATTCACCGATGCAGGCTTCCGCGCCCTCATCAAGAAGATGGACGATGCTGACGTACCTATGGACGGTCGTAAGTTTGTAGTTCCCCCATCTTTGCGTCAGTCTATCTTGGGCATTGACCGTTACGTTTCTTCTGACTTTGTAAGTGGAAAGTCTGTTGCTAACGGTTTGATTGGTAATCTATACGGCATTGACGTATTTGTTACCAGCAACTGCCCTGTTGTGCAGACCGCAGCGGCTAACACCGTTGGTGACGAGCTGAAGGCTGCCCTGTTGTTCCACACCGACACCTTTGTGTTGGCAGAGCAGTTGGGTGTTCGTTCACAGACCCAGTACAAACAGGAATACCTGGCTAACTTGTATACCTCAGATACTCTGTACGGTATCTCTTGTCTGCGAGCTGACTCAGGCTTTGTACTTGTAGTTAACTCCTAAGCAAACTAGGGAGCCTCACCTTCACCTAACGGTGACGTTCGAGGTTCCCTTTTCTTAAGTCCTTTGGAACCTCAGAGGCTTTAAGAAACCCACTCAATCCTCCGAGGAGATCAATGGCTACTCAGATTATAACCAAGAATAGCTCTACCGCTGCCGCTATCCCGACTAGCGCGGTACTTGTCCAAGGCGAGTTGGCTGTGAATGTCACCGATAAGCGCCTCTTTACCGAGAACGCTTCCGCAGCCATTGTAGAACTGGGTACGAATCCTTCTGCATTGACCTGTGCAGCCGTGACCATCACAGGCGGCACAGTATCAGGCATTACAGACCTTGCTGTCGCTGATGGCGGTACAGGTGCCTCTACAGCCGCCAATGCCCGTACCAACCTCTCTGCTGCTGCTAGTGGCGCTAACTCTGACATCACAAGCCTAACAGGGCTTACTACGCCTCTTACTGTAGCACAGGGCGGTGTAGGGGCCGCTACGTTGACAGCTAATAACGTGTTGCTTGGTAACGGCACAGGTGCTGTTCAGGTGGTAGCGCCTAGCACATCCGGCAACGTCCTTAGCTCTAATGGCACTACATGGGTATCCTCTACGCTTGCATCCTCTGTACCCACGGTAGTCCTCTCGGCACGAACAAGTAACACAATACTGGGAACCGCAGACGCCAGTAAGTTAATAGATATTACAAGCGGTACGTTTACCCAGACATTCACAGCGGCAGCAACACTGGGTAGTGGATGGTTTTGTTATATACGCAACTCAGGCACTGGGGACATTACTCTTGACCCTAACGCCTCAGAGCTAATTGATGGCCTTACAAGCTATGTCATGTACACAGGGGAAACCCGTTTAGTACAGTGTACCGGAACAGCCTTTACTTCTGTTGTGCTTACCTCTTTTTCTAAGACCTATACCGCTAATGACACCTTCACAAAGCCTCCCGGCTATCAGCAGTTCAGTGCCTTGGCGTGGAGTGGTGGCGGTAGTGGACAGCGTACCAATAATGCTACCACAGTCTCTGTAGGCGGTGGCGGTGGCGGCTGTGGTAACTTTACCGTCCCTGCGGCTTCTCTTTCAGCTACCGAGACAGTCACCATAGGCGCTGGGGGCGCTGCGGTCACTACAGTAGCAGGCGGTAACGTAGGTACAAATACAACCTTAGGAACTCTTATAAAAGTCTATGCTGGAGCCTCCGCCGTTTCAGGCGGCTCTGTTTTAGGAGGCCTTCCAACTACCACAGGCGTTACCGACTATGAAGGCGGCAAAGCAGGTACTGCACCAGCCAATTCATACTGGGGTGGCGGAGCTTCTGCATCTAACGGGTCAAACGCTGCGG